CCATCGTTATAAGATGACGCGAGTTCGCGACACCATGGACAATTCTCACTTTTCCATTTTCAGCTTTTTGAGCATTCAAAAGCTCATATTTTACCACATTGGTCTGAGAACCAAGATGAAGACAACCATTTCTAATTTTCTCAATAGCCTCATCAACCGACTGACGCATCTCTTCAGACATATCACCAGTCTCAAACACACCATCAATAAACCTTCCTATAAGCCGGTGTTTCTTAATGCCTTGAGCAGCATTTGGATAACCAGCAGAGGTCTGAAGGTTTATACCTTTCAACTCAGTATCCTTCTCACCAAAGATCACACTCTTCAAATCACACAGACCTGCACGCATCGGGTACCTCGCTTTATCGAACAAGGTATCGAACACCGATACTACACAAGCCTGATAGATCTCACGATCCTCAGGAGAAATTATCAATCCAATGTTTTTGTTATATTTGGCTCTCGCCTTGATGTAATTTTCTACGTCATTGACCTGAGCAACAGCTTTCGTAGGCTGTTTCATCGGGTACAAGGATGGCAATAAGACAAGGTTTCCTTTCGTCCACATGGAGTTGGCAATAGACGCCTCACCAATAGGCACGACACCATCCGACCTCTGTGGCTCAGGGACGCCATTCAAACGACCGAGATACCTTTTCAAGTCGTCACGACTTAAGAGCGTACAGAAAGAGTCCTGTGGACCCTGACCTACACGCCCCGCAGAGTGAAAACCAAAAATTTTTCCAATTTCAGACACTGGACCATCATGAACAAATCCTAGTGCCCCACACATCCCAACGTAATTCGGATACACTGATCTCACACCAGAGATCCTCCTCACAACTTTTCCTTTAAAACCAGACATGTAATGAGTCACACCACACGCTTTTGAGGGAGACGTTGGATGAGCATCATACTGCGGTACAATTCTCATCCAAAAAGCCCTCTTATAATCAGCCATTACATCCGCCACGAAAGTCGACGTGACGAACTGGTTGACAATACTCGTGTGAGGTTGCACATCTGGGACCTTGAAGAAGCAGAAATCTCTCTCCTCATCATCCACACACACATCCTTCTTAAAGTTTCTTGAATGAACAGTAAACTTCCTGAGACGATTTTCAAAATCAATCTCGAAATCATAACCACAAGTTTCTACAGTGTTCCGTATATCCTCAGCAGCATGATGATTGATCAAGAAATCACGATCACCAAGAGCAATAGCGCTGGACAAGAGAGTACCAGCAACACGCATAACATACACATGGTCTTTAATAACTGCAATGACAGGAGCGTCATTAACAGCTTGTGCAATGATTGGTCCAGGTGTTGGTCTCAATCGCGACACAGGTCTCGTTGGTCTAGCACCAGGGATCGGTGCATACTGAGC